ATTCCACCAACTTATCCATATCAGATTTAAACTGCGCCTTCTGCTTATTGAAAGCTGGTCGCATAAATGGTTGAGCTGATTGGAACCTTGTTCCGTACTCCAAATAAGGAGCGTAATCGGCAGTAGGTTTCACCTTTCCTGTTAAACCGCCATCGCTCAAATCCATAGTTATTGAACGTCTCAAGTTACCAGTATCGACTGGCGCTTTACGTTGTGCGCCTTGTGTCAATTCGGCTGTATTCTGTTTGACGATCTGCTTCACATCTTTCATATTTGCATTAGACTTGAGTTTCATCGTCAATTCGCTAACACCTTTGAGAGAAACGTTCCTTCTAGCCACCAGAAGCCACCTCCTGGATGATAATGCTATTTCTTAATGCCGGAGTTCTCGTGGTGACATCTTTATACGTTTTTCCTTCGTACAAAATGCGATCATACTCTGGAACAACAAAAAGAGGCATGGTTCTGATAACCTTTGCCCCTTGTCGTATATCTCCAAAAATAGCCATACTCCTATCTGTTCCAACATCCGTTACGTTAACGTTCGCTGTCGTCCGAATAGGTGCCGATTCTACCCACTCACCCAAGTCTGGATCGTAATGGCTACCTAATCCATCTTTCTCGAAAGTAACTTCATCCAAAAATCTCATACGAAGTAAAAACCCCCTTGCTTGGGCTTGTATAAGTCTTCATCGTCTTTTCGTTTAAAGGAATCAATCTCCGATCCATATTCGGAAAAATCCGAATCAGGGAATGCCATAGATAGTCCTTCTTGAGAATATGAGGACATCCCTTCCTGTCCAACTCGGTTGAAACGTTTGTTGGTTACATCGAAAACAATGTACTCTAATGAATCTGGTATAACAGAAACGCCTAGCAATGACGCTAAGCGCTCTCTAGTTCGTTTCTCGATAACTTCTAGCTTATCATCTGTAGAACCGCTTAGAAGCTTCTTAACGTCATCTTTAATTGCCATTCGTATCTATCCTTCCTACGGTTCAGTCAGAGTCAAAACGTGAGTATCCGTATGTGAACCATCTTCCGTTTTGATTGTTGTCGTGTATTCACCAGCAGGCACAGTTTCAGTCCAGGTAATATTACCGCTAGAAGAAACCGCCAAACCAGTTGTTGCTGGCGCAATTGAATATGTCACTGTTTTATTTGTTGCGTTTTGTGGCGCAACAGTGGCTGTTAATTGTCTATTACCGGCAGTCCCCGCAACTGCACTTGAAGTTTTAGGCGATACTGTAACGCCTGTAGCGGGGATTGTTACTCCCCCGCCGGTTGAATTTTCCCGAATGCTTCATCTTTAACGATCATGAAACCAACATCCATTGTCGCACGCAAAGCAACTAATTCTTGCTCGAACAAGTTAACTGGCGTACCGTCTTCGTTTGTAAGAGTTGAGAGTTGAGCGTCTTCAGAGATTTTGAACGAGATGTTGTATGGGATTCCGTAGAACATGTAGTTAAAGTCACCTGCATAGAGTTCGCCTTTTGCCAAAGCTTTCAAATCGACTACTGGCAAGCCATCAATAGTATTAGCCGCACGATCGTAAATGAATTCAACATTCGTGCCAACCGTTTGAGCTGCAGAGCGAAGTTCTGTACGATTTTTCCGGTTAGAGATAAATGCGTTCGGCTCGAATTCGTTTTCGCCAAGCACATCTTCTAACGCTAAAATATTTTCGTAAGTAAGAGGTCCGTTGATCACATTGCCAGCCGCAACAACAGATTCTTCTAAAGATTGTGGAAACGGATTGTCTGTATTCAACAATGCAGCAGCATCAAACTTTTTGTAGAAAGCTTCTGCAATCTTAGGTTGCATAACAGTGAAAAAGTCTGACATTTTGTAGTGCAAGTATTCCCGAGAAACTGGAATAATAACACCAAGTTTTTTAGCAACCATAGTTGCTTGTAGCCATTTAGGTTTAGATGTTTTGATCTTTTCACCTTCACCAACCCAGTAAGCGCCAGGACCTTCAGCAAAGTATTCGAATTTCTTTTCTTTGTCCGTCATTTCTTCGTACTTGGCCAGCTGCATGATCTTAGAGTTTTCCATGACTTCATTGACAATAAGCGTGTTGTACTTATCAGGGATCTTGCCTTCTTTTGTTTCATAAACTGTCACATTATCTGGATTCCAAGTCTGAGCAAAGTATTGCAAATTCATATTCATTAATCGTTTGTTTTTCATTTAGTATTTCCTCCTATTTAATGATTCTGTTTTTAGCAGCCAATTCAGCCACAGTTTGTTTAGTGTTCTTATCAGCAGAAAACTGTCCGCCTTCACCTGGTGTAGATTGACGAGCATTTTCTTTTTTGATCTGAGATGCAAAGTTAGTAATAACTGCAACAGCCTTTTTAGTAGCTTCTGCATCTTCTGAAACAATCAATCCGAGTAATTCATCATCTTGTGGCAATCCTGCGCCTGAGAGCATTTTAGAAGCTTCTGACTTCATTTCGTTTAAAGTCTGTCCACGTTTCAGTTCAGCGATTTCAGCTTCTTTTTGCTCCAATTCATGTTGCAGTTTTTCTTCCGCATTCATTTTTGCGAGCTTCTTAGCTTCTTCTTTTTTCGCTTCTGCTTCTTGTTCCCAACTAGCACGAGCCTTTTTAGTTTCAGCAGCAACAATTTTCGCTAATTCGTCACGAGAAAATGTTTTGCCAGTTTCTTCTCCCTTCGGCTTATCCTCTGGTGGTGTAGTTTGTTCCGCCGGCGGTGTATCATTGCCACCAACTGGATTTTCAGAAAAGAATTGAAGTTGCATAGGCATTAATAAACGTTTTTTCATGATTATTCCTCCACGGTTACGCCGTTACCCGATAATTTAACTAGTTACGCCAGTCAGTCGGAACAGCTTTCTCTTTAGTGCCTGTAAGCAGTAAGAAGGCATAATAAAAAGCCGTTAGCGAATGGGCTAGCGACTTCTATATTTTCTATTAGGTTTATATGGTTTTTTAGGCGCTTCAAATTGATATGTTTCCTGAATATTGTCTAGTCCGTCAATGATTCCATAGAATTTCATAGTGACTGCTGATACATCACCGACGCTTGATTCGATATTAATATCCGTTAAACCGTTAACCCGTGTACCATCAATGAATAAACCGTTGCTAATTGATACTTTGTTTAGTTTTGGCATGGTTATAACCCTCTTTCTTTAAGCGATTTCTCAAACACTTCTCTGTCAACATACGGTGCCGTACTGCATCTGCAGAATGGATGCATAGGCGCACAATTTAAACCCGGTGACATATCTTTCAAATCAAATACTTTCCCATTTAGCGGTAAGCAGTATCTACACGCTGTTGGCTCGGCTATATAAATATATTGATCTATATCGGCATCACGATAGCTTTGCTCTTGAATTCCCGTCTGCACTCTTGTGGTTTCTGTGACCATCAAGCGCTCGGTATTGAATCGAGTGTTCTCTCTACCTTTCTCGGTAAGGAATCTCGTTAATTCAGATGCCAACTGTTTAGGGTTTCTACCCATCGTCACACTTCGAACAAGCAACTTATCCAAATCTGCTTTCAATTCCGCTTGGTACATCCATAGCCTTTCGCTAAACGTTGCAAATCCATCTGCTCGAAACGAGCTGTTAATCACTTGCTCCACTAATTTGGCATAACCGCTTTTAGCGATCGTCATTTCTAGGATGCCTGCTTGGCGTTGCAACTCTTTCAAGCCAGCGCTAGTAAGTTCTCCTGAAAAATACTTATCCATGTCGTTAAACGTGGCTATCAGCTCAAGTCCAATATTTGCTTTCAGTAATTCCAAGCGATTGACACGCATTGTAAGGTTGTATAGCTTCAATTCCTTGTTTGCTGTAGGTGAGAAGTCTTTCTCTTTAACATACTTCTTAGCCTTGCGAGCAAATGCTTTTACATCCATTTCACTAGCACGCTTCATCGCTTCACTACGAGTGATTTTCTGCCCATTGGAAAAACTATCCCACTGTGCATCTATCTCTTTTTGTATCGCATCCTGTGCGTATTGCAAGCGCTTCTTTATCTCGTTCATGCGTTTCTTATCATCTTTAATCTGTTGCTCTTGCCAAGCTTTTTCCCTTTTGATGAAGTAATCTTGTGATTTCACTTAATCACCGCTTTCTAAATTGGGTTAGCGGCGGTCCGTCAATCCTGCCCACAAATTCATAAGGATTTTTCAGTGGTTCATTAATTGGTTTTGAAATGTTAACTTCGATTTTAGGATTAGGAATTTTTAGACCTTCTTCAAATCCTTTTGTAATACCGCTAGCAATTCTTATTCCGTTTTCAGAAGGAGAAACCCCTAGAATATTATCAACCATTTTGCGTGCTTTCATTTCTTATCCTCCTTACCAAGAAAATCTGACTAACTCAATTTTTGCATCAATCGAATGCTTGTCCTCGTAATCTTCAACGGTAAAGCCGCCATCCTGAAACTCTTTGCGGATATCATCTGTGATTACATCTTTACCATAGAAAACTTCGTTGTATCCTTTTTGCATAGCTTCGGCGATAGCTTCTTTGATCTTTTTGCTATCTTTTTTCTGATAATCGTTCACCATCTGTTCTTTGAGATTCATTTCTTAAACCTCCGTATCGGTTTCTTCGTCACTGTCAAACACACCTTTGTCTGTTGGCGCTTCAGCATTTACACGTTTTAGCTCTGCATTTACATCTGGAACAAATGAAGCAAGTCCGAGGATAGTCTCTTGGCTCAACTCCGCTCCTGCATCAACAAGTGCTTTAAGCTCTTCTAGGATCGCTTTAGGCAGATTTGGTGTAAATGTAATACGCATACCTTTCAGGTCAGAGTTTTCCAATTCTGCGATGCTTGATTTAAGGTTAAATAAAAGACGATAGCGTCGCATCAGGCCTTTTTTAAATAGCCTTTGCTTCACTGCCGTCATCTGTTCGAATCCGAATAGTTTATATTTCATCGCTTCCCCTGATTGCACACCCGAGAAGTTGTCATCTGTTAGATCAGGAACCATCGAAATCTCGTGGATATCTTTCCTCACACGATCTTTATAAGCTTCTACGCCATTTACATCATATTGCTTATAAATATAGCCAGCTGTCACAGATGTTTTATTGCCGTTGATATCTGTGCCAGATTCAAGAAGCAACATGTTTGCATCCTTTTGCTTGGCTGCGTCGTCAGCAGTTAAACCAGACGCTTGAATG